GATGCCATAACCCAAATGGTCCCGCGCTCAAGAACTGGCACGGTCTCATATTGTTCATAGGAATCGGCGATACCGCGACTGGCATTGTGCGACATGACAGTAATGCCGCGAAACTTACGAACAGTTTCAGAAACTCGAATCTGTTCGTCAGCAGTACCCTGGACGCAAACCTTACCAAACCCAATTCCAGCGGCAGACTCAAGCTGACGCGAAATGATGTTGTGCGGTTCGCTATTCGCGATCATTCCCTCTACAGCGGGAAGGATCGTTTGAGCATAAGAAGTTTGAACTGCGGGCATTTTTGAGAATCCCTATATTCGAAATGATTTAGTTGCGCACGCCATTCGAAATGGGCGCCGGGTCTTTCCAAGCGTTAGAAAGATCATCCAGCATCTTCTTATGCGCAGCTTCGCGGCCATCAGCCGCATCGTTGGTAAAGGTGGAATAATGCGGCTTTGAGTCGCGCATATGGGCAGCAATAGGATCGTCAGTATTCACGCCGCCACTATCCGACAACATGTCGAAAGAGGCACGAACGTAATCATCCGACTTATCCTTGACGGCCTTGTCACCCATTTTCTTTTCGACAGCAAGGCGCACAATCTCAGAATTCTTTTTGCCCTTGCACGCTGCATCATCGATCCCGAGCTTCTTAGCCCTAGAAACAACATCCATGCGATCTGCAACGGCTTGTTCGAAATGCGTCGTATCGTCCTGCTTATCCTTCAGGAGCTTGATCTCGGCATCTTTCTTGCCAAGTTCTGCGTCCTTAGCAGAAATCGTCTCCTTAAGAGACGAGATTTCCTTGCCCGTATCATTCGCGAGCTTGAGGGATGCAGTATTCGAATCTTGAACGCTTTGTTCTAGTTTCTTGATCTTGTCAGCAAGAGCAAGAATTGCTCGCTCAGATTCATCCGTGACAGTTGCAAAACCGAAACCGTCAACAAGAATCTTACGAATATTATCGGGCATTTGATCTTCTCCTGAATCGCCAATTTTACATTGTGGGCCTGCACGCCCAGCGTGAACAATTGCAAGATGATTTCCAGTCAAGGATTTCTGAACGGCGTCATACTTTTCACCGTTCACTTCTCCCGGACTAAATTCGAGATCGCAAGTGTATCCATAGGAAAGACCTACTTTCCCGGATTCAACTTCATCGATGGCTTTTTGGTCTTTTACGATGATGGGTATTCGTATATATTCGCCATCACGTAAGATTTCGTCCCCAGTATTTCCTGCGGCGTATTTCGCCCAGTTTTTTGAATTGACCATCTCAGGCGGATGATCATTCGTGATTGTTAATGATGTGAATGATGCTAATGTCTTCTTATCGAAGACTGTCGATTCCGGACGATAAACGCGGACCCTGTCCATTTCTGGACGGCCCACTTCCGCGCCTGCATACGTGTAAATGCCGCTTCGCGCGGCTCGAACCTCAGCGACGAGAAACCCTTCGCGAGTGCGCTTTTTCGTCGCAATGGCGGCGTCTTCGAAAAAGACGGGCTGGCCGTCAAACGTATGCACTTATGAAATCCGTTTCTGTACCTAACCGCGGTTCCCTCGGCTTGCCTCTTGCCCCGTCTACAAACGAATGTAGCGCAAGCGAATTGGTTCCGCAAGGCATGTGAATGAAATTCATCGGCCTAATCGCACGGCAAGGGGAATGGCAGTGCACCGGCAATTGATAGGCTCGCCAGGGTGGCCATCTTCAGGAGGCTGCGACCAAAAGAAAGTTTTGCCATGGCGCTTGGCATGTTCGTGACGCACTCTTTCATCTTGCATGGTTTCCCAAATATAGCGATCTATTCCGATTTGGGTTTGCCTTGCTTGATTAAGAGCGCCATTAAATGACGCCGTTTGGTCTTTTGCGATAAGACGTGCACGCTTTCTTGTAATCTGCATAGTCTTTCTAAGTCGTTCGGAAAGCGTAGTTCTGGATTGTCTTCGTTGGGCTGCGTCAAGGATTGTGAACTCGACTTGTTTTGCCATGTCATCTGACAGTCCCCTAATGAGCGCAACTGACTTCCTTACTTGATTCTCAATCAATTTTCTTGTTTCTGTTCCTGACAACAATGATTCAACATCAATGCCATATCGCAGCTTAACGGCCGCTGCAAAACGACTCCTATGCCTTCGCTCTTCATTCGTGATCACTTGCGCAAATTTCGATTGGGCAGCACCAACGGCCGCCTCAAGATGCATCCTGAAAACATCCATAAACAAATCGAATGGGGAAGTATAGTCTTTGATTTGAATCCGACCGTCTTGAGTAAGACTGCGCTTAATCTCTAAGAAATGAGATGGTCCTTCACCCGCTCCAAATATTAGGCTATTTGCCTCTTTTACTACAGATAAAATTATCTGCTCCATTGCAAGTTCCACCGATTTAGGTGGACGCAAAGCAATGAGTTTTGTCGGTTCTTTTGTGGCAGTGCGAATATTGAGCATTAATATTCCATTCCGCCAGCCCAAATACGCCCAAGCGGATTCATGTGAATATCTCTCGGATCAATTAGTTGAATTCTAGAACCAACTGCACCAAATTGATAAGCGCGCATTCCGCGCAACGTTACTGGAGTCGATTGATTGCGAATAAAGGCAACGACTTTAGATTTAACAAATTTAAAGCCACTTGTGTCACCTGACTCGCCAGCATAAACATTATCTGCATCATTATCTTCTTGTGCACCACTAAGACGAACTTGAACAGTCCACCAAGTATCGCGAGTTTCTGGAGTAACCAATACTGGAGGGAAAACCGTGTTATCATAAACGGCAGGAGTTAGAACGACGTTTCCAACCTCATCAACAGAAAATCCAGGTTGAATTACTTCAACGTTGTTCGTAATGACAATAATACCGCGATTTTGAGCAAAGGTTAGCCACCTTGCTCTAGTTTCGCAACGAAGAATAAGATCAATCATGTTGTAAGTGCCTGTAGTTCGCTGTTTGTCCTACGGGTATTATAGAAGTCTATTTTCTTAATGTGCCCACACCATATATCAGCACCAACTCTATTACCAATGCTTAATCTATCTGGCGCTGTCGGTGGAGTGCCCGATGCATCCGTTACTGGCGTTCCACCATTTAAAACCATAGAGAAGTCATTTAATGCATAAGCAAGGGCTTGTTTAAATGGTACATTGTTAGATACAGCACCACCATTTAAAAGTGCTTGATCGACGTTAGCATTTCCAATATGAGCTAAAACATTGCCTGGTGTTCCTAATTGTTGACCATAGCGACCAAGAGAAACAACATTATTCCCAGTGCCATCGTTAGCAGATGTTAAATAACTCAAAAATCCCCCAGGAATTCCAAGGCTATCTCCATTTATAACAAATGTTCCAGCAGATTGATTATACCAGCTAGAGAAGTTCGTACCAGTTACTGTAGCGGAATCCGCGCTTCGCGTAACAGCGCCAGTTGTTGTCGGTATATAAGAGGTAAGAAAGGGGCCAGCCTCTATTTGTGCTCCCCAAGCATGAACAGAAACAGCGCCAGTGTTAGGAGTTCCTGCGGTTCCAAAATATCCAAGTAAGAATTGGCTAGTTGTGGCTAGAACACCACTTGTTGAATACCGAACCCAATTGGCCGTTAAAGTTATGTTAATGACGCCTTTGAAAGAGCCATCATGCATACTAAGACTGACAACTTTACCAACATCAGCGCCCGTAGCAGCTTTAAGCCAAATTGATTGAAAATGAGTCGATCCATTATTTGGTATAGCAATGCCACTTTGAATAAATTCAGCCCAGTTAGTATTATTACTTCTGTTAAAATCTATCTTAACTGCGGTATTTGTTCCATCAGGAGCAACGGCGTTATTTGCTGTAACAACAACCGTTCCGTCTCCATTAGTAAAGGAACTCCATGGAGAAACACTAAGATTGCTACTTTGAAGTACTTGATTTGCTCTAGATTCTTCAATTAAAAGACCCTTAGAAACAAGAGTTGTTGGGTCATAATCTATTCTAGCGACATCGTTAGCAGCAGATGTTAAGACACCAGAGGAATTAATATATGTTGCAGAACTTCCTCGTGTAAATGTGATTCCAGAAGGAAGACTTGAAGAAAAATCATAAGTTTTTGTTGGAGAAAGACCGCCAGCCTTAACAAGAGAAATAGCCCTTCCAGATAAAGTAAATAATCCAACGGCTGGATGAATTGTGTTAGGTTCAACGCCAGGAACGTAAACAACTTCCTGATATGTTGTAGGCTTAAATTGTTCTCTTACGACTTCGCCAGGAAAAGCCTGATGATTGAAAACCCTCTTCTGTATTACTTTATTGAATTGTCCGTAATTATCTCCTTGCGGAAGATAGTCAACCTGATCATTTACATCAACTAAAGCATCAGGACAAGCAAGCAAATAAAAGTCGGCAAAGCCATAGGGTTTCAGCTTTCTTGCTGAACCCAACTCTACTATTTGCTCGATTACTACTCTCGGTAATCGATCTAATGATGGTTGATCGTCATCATTCATTATATAGTGGCTTCCAGTAGGTTAACCATCTTTTGTCTACTTCCTCCCAGCCTGGAATTATCATCCAATATTGTTCTTTTTCGTTCCAGTCTGCAATTAACCATCTATCTCTGCCAGCATACATGAGCCACAATAAAATTGTCCCGGGAAAGAAGTCATTTGGATCAAACTTCCTGGCTTCTTCGTCTTCTGCATGCGGTACAGTTTGTGCTTTATTCATGCAACACCTTGCAGTCCTAAGATTCCTTCAGCCCAATTCTTCATATATTCGCGCACATTCGGCATTTTGTCAGCGCCCTGTCCCATAGGACTGGACTGGTAAAGAAAGGGGCAAACGCCAATAACGTCTTTACCGAAGTATTTAATAAGGAATTTCCAAGTGTTGTTAAAGTTAATAATGCGCTTTTCATCAATAGGTTTGTCAGGCCATTCGAATGCATCAGCAATCGCAATGACTTTCTGTTCGGATTTCTTCTTAAAGATAAGATTCATGTAAGACCAACTTAATTGATAGCCAGAAGTATTATAAGAATAGCGATACATCCCAATAATGTTAACAAGCTTTGGCAAACCAAACTTATCGAATTCATTGCCTGCCCCACTAATCATTGTTGCTTTGCCGCCACTATATTGTTCAATGATTACATGGGCACCATCTAAGTTTAACGAAACAACCTTTGGGTCAAGGTGAATGTTCTTGTCGTTATTTCTGTACGGTTCATCAAAAAGGAAGAAAGCCAGTATTAAATTGCTATATTGAATAACCTTTGAGTAAAGGTCTTTAAACTTTTGAGCAGCGTCTGGAAGTAATTCTGTTGATGGGTACTTGAACATAAAGGTCGTTACAACAAGAATTACCTTCTGTTGATTAACCTTCGCGTTCTCAAATTTTTGCTTTAAAGTTTGGTCAGTTTCCTGTGCAGGATCGATCCAAACAAGATTGCTATAAGACTTGGTGATAGCAGTAACATCACCAAGGCCAGTGTATCCGTTTCCATAGTATCCAAAGAAATTAGGCATTGATTTCTACCTTATGTGGTTTTCTCTTACTGTTGTCAATTGCTCGCAAACAAGAAATACAGACTTTTTTATAAGCTCTTTGTTCTAGCGGCTCATTTGGTCCTTGTTTAGGAACAAAATTAGGGGCGACTTTCCTATAAATTGGTTCCCATACCCAACCTCGCCCATGACATTCTTCACAATACTTGGGCATTAGTCTTATATCTCTTTAGCATTCAGAAAGAATCTTCCGCCTGGACCTCGCGGATGTTCTGTTTCTTGAAAGAAACCAGAGTCTTTAGAAGAACTCTGACCTCCTTTCAAACCATCGCGCGCACCAACAATCTCACCTTGGTCATTTCTAACAACGCCAAGAACTTGGTCTAATTCTGCTCTTAAGTCTTTCTCATATTGATCAATTTCCGCCTGCACTTCAGGCGGAAGATCAACATGGTTAATAGGCTTAGGAGTGCTTAAAGGTGCCTCGGTAGGCATTTTTAGCCTCCTCTGAATCCCAATTGATTACTTTATGAAAGCCTTCAAACACATGCAAGTCGAAGGTTTTTTCGTCAGGATGGAAAATCGTTGTAATCGTAACACCTTTAACAGGTTGATTAAGTTTCTGCGAATACTCATCTAGAACGGCTTGTTTGCGATCCATAATGGCCTGATCTTTTGCTGCATTATGCGCAAACTTCTCTTCTGGAGTAAGAGTATCCAAATGGGCTTGTTCTGTTTTACTAGGCTGTCCAATAGAAGCACGCCATCTGCGGGCTTTCTTACTATTGGAAATAAGACCGCCCTTAACCTCAATAAGCAAGTTGCCAGCGAACAAATCAACTGGATAATTGGATATCTTTGCATTCAATTGTTGTGCATCTTGCAAACCCTGTTCTTTTAACCAATTAAGAACGTGCTTCTCTGCAAGCTTACCAGTGTCCTGTTTTCCAATCTTTGTTTTAGTCTCTACTGGCTCTCCACCCTTATAAACCTTGTGCTCTTTTGGAAGTGCGTTCTTTGCCGCTTCATTCAAAATTTCAAGCGATAAAGCATATTTTGGTTTGCCGCCTTGTCCGCCAGTTCCGGGCGTTGCTTCCTTAGAGGCTGCTTGCTTTGGTTGTTCTGGCTTCTCACCACGTTGCCACCATGGCAAAGTTTTGGTCTTGTTACCCATGCCGGGTTTATCAGACCAACGCCCGCCAGGACCACGCGGATGCGCAGTTTCCTCGAAAGAGTCATAAGCAATATCAGGATTTGCGTCCAAGAATTCAATCCAATCTGATGCTTCATCAGCTTGTGGCGTCTGATTTTGTGGAGGATTATTGCCTTGATTAGGGCTATTGCCTTGACCAGAAAGTTGTTGTTGCTGCTCAAGTTGTTGCTTTTGCTGCTCTTCAAGAACGTTATTTGCCTCTTCTTCAGAAAGAAGATGTTGATCAAGTGTCGGCAAGAACCCATCATCAACAATAACGTCAGCAACGGCTGGGCGTAGTTCTTCAGGAGCAAACAAGCCAAGCCCGTTAATCTGCATAAAAGCTTGTGACTTCTTTAAGGAAACATCCGCAAGCTCAGGCTCAGACATCTGCCAGAGCGAATCAAATTCATAGTCGATTTCTTCTGGACGGCCGCCCAATGCACTGCGAATGAACGCCTCATCTAGATCAACCAAGCAACCTTCCTTAAGATCATTCGTCTGATGCGATTTGATCTTATCATAATGCATCCGCATATCAGTATCGCCACTAGCGTTAAGACCACTAGGCGACTGACCAAGTAAACGAACAATGGGAATGTCAGCAGCACCAGAAGCAATCTGGAGGTTCGCATTCATGATCTCAGGAAGCTGCGCAAATGATATTTGCTTGCGGTCAAACTTTTCATCACCGCCCAAGAGCAACATGTTATTGTTGGCTTTGAGCAGCGAAGCCAAAGAAAAACGAGAAATGAGCTTACTTTGACTTTCATCGTTGTTCATGTAGCTGATCAGGTTCGGAACTTGAATAATATCAAGTTTCGCTTCTTCGACCAATGCAGCAACGTTCTCTGCAACAGCGCCAGCATTCACCAATGCTTTGCGAATTGGCTCGTAAATCGATTGTCCCCAACCAATTTGACTATCGTATGCAGCATAAACGCTATTGCCACTGACTTCAGGATTAGCATTGTATGTCAACCAATCTGTAGGCAAGGGATTTGAAATAAAGAATACGAAGCGACTTCTGTGGATTTTTAAGCCGACATCTTTGCCATCGCGTTGACGAAGCAATTCGTACCATTGCGGTAAGCCATATGCATCGTCTTCAATGTTGTTAACAAGATCACCAGCACGAAGATCATAACGAGAAAAGACTCTAAGATATTTAATCCCGTTTTGCTTTATCTTCGTTACATCTAATGGTTCTTCTATATCCTTGTCGCCTGTTCCAATCAATATTGCTGACCCGCCAAATAAACGATCAAGCTGCATTGCTCGCATTATCTTTGAGCGAACCTTTAATGCTTTTTCCAAAGCATAAAGTTTTTCAGCTTGCTTATCTTTGGCTTGCCATTTCCTCCATTCTCTTGTCGCATCTTGAGGGACAATATCAACGATTTTTCTTGGTAGCCAATCGCT